ATGGGCGGGCGCGGTGCGGGCAAGACGCGGGCCGGGGCCGAGTGGGTGCGTTCCATCGTGGAAGGCGCTAAACCGCTCGACCCCGGTCAGGCGCGGCGTGTGGCGCTGGTGGGCGAGACCTTTGACCAGGTGCGCGAGGTGATGATCTTTGGTGAAAGCGGGATCTTGGCGTGCTCGCCCCCGGATCGGCGACCGTTTTGGGAGGCGGGGCGCAAGCGGTTGGTTTGGCCCAACGGGGCGATTGCGCAGGCGTTTTCGGCCTTTGAGCCAGAGTCGCTGCGCGGGCCTCAATTTGATGCGGCTTGGGTGGATGAGTTGGCGAAATGGAAGAAGGCGGAAGACACGTGGGACATGCTGCAATTTGCGTTGCGACTGGGCGAGCATCCCCAACAGGTGATCACGACGACGCCGCGCAATGTCGGGGTGTTGAAGCGGATTTTGAACACGCCGTCCAGCGTGGTGACCCATGCGCCGACCGAGGCTAACAGGGCCTACCTGGCGGAGAGTTTCCTGAGCGAGGTGCAGGCGCGCTATGCTGGCACACGGTTGGGACGTCAGGAGTTGGACGGCGTTTTGCTGGACGATGTTGAAGGGGCCTTGTGGAGTAATGCGATGCTGGAGGCGTCTCATGTGGACGCGCCCGGCGATCTGGATCGCATCGTGGTGGCGCTGGACCCTTCGGTGAGTGGCAAGGCGGCCTCGGATGAGTGCGGGATTATGGTTGTCGGGGCGTGCACACGCGGCCCGGTGCAAGACTGGCGCGCGGTGGTGCTAGAGGATGCGAGCATTCGCGGCAAGCCGACCGATTGGGCGCGCGCAGGTGTGGCGGCGATGGAGCGATGGGGCGGCGAGAAACTGGTAGCAGAGGTCAATCAGGGCGGTGATTTGATCGAAAGCGTGCTGCGCCAGATCGACCCGCTTATTCCCTTTAAGGCGCTGCGGGCCACGCGGGGGAAATCGGCGCGCGCGGAACCTGTGGCGGCGCTTTATGAGCAGGGCCGGGTGCGTCACTTGAAGGCGGGAAACCTTGGCGCGCTGGAAGATCAGATGGCGCAAATGAGCGTTCAGGGGTTTCAGGGCAAGGGCTCGCCTGATCGGGTGGATGCGCTGGTTTGGGCGCTGCATGAGCTGATCTTGGAACCCGCAGCCCATTGGAAACGACCGCAGGTGCGTGGGCTTTGAGGGGGCTGTCTTCCTCTTGATCTAAATATCCTGCGGGGGTCCGGGGGTGCAAAACCCCCGGTCCGACAGATGAAATTCGAGAGCAAGGGCTGGGGAGATTTCCCGGCCCTTTTCTTTGCCGGGCCGCGTGCGGTCGCGAGAAGGAGACGGGAATGGGTTGGAATATGTTTCGCAAATCCGATGTGGGGGGCGCACCTGAGGCGAAAGCCTCGGCGACGGGTCGTATCGTGGCGATGGCATCGGGATCGGGGCGTGTGGTGTGGAGCCCGCGCGACACCGGATCGCTGACGCGGCAGGGATTTACCGGCAATCCGATCGGATTTCGCTGCGTCAAGGTGATCGCGGAGGCGGCGGCGGCGGTGCCGCTGGTCTGTCAGGATGCCGAGCGGCGCTATGACATTCATCCGCTGATCGATCTGATCGCGCGGCCCAATGCGGGGCAGGGGCAGAGCGCATTCTTTGAGGCGCTCTACGGGCAGATGATGCTGTCGGGGGATGGCTATCTGGAGGCGGTCTCACCCGAGGCGGGGCTGCCGCGCGAGTTGCATGTGCTGCGCTCGGATCGCATGAGCATCGTGCCGGGCGCGGATGGCTGGCCGGTCGCGTATGACTACACGGTAAGTGGGCGAAAGCATCGCTTTGACATGACGGGCAGTCCCGATCCGATCTGCCATTTGAAGAGCTTTCATCCGCAGGACGATCACTACGGGCTAAGCCCGATGCAGGCGGCGGCGGTGGCGGTGGATGTGCATAATTCCGCAAGCACCTGGTCCAAGGCGCTGCTGGACAATGCGGCGCGGCCCTCGGGAGCGATCATTTATAAGGGGGCGGATGGTCAGGGCAGTTTGAGCCCGGATCAATATGACCGGCTGATCTTTGAGATGGAGAGCCATCATCAGGGCGCGCGCAATGCGGGGCGTCCGATGTTGTTAGAGGGTGGTTTGGATTGGAAGCCGATGGGGTTTTCGCCCTCGGACATGGAGTTTCATGAGACCAAGGCGGGGGCGGCGCGCGAGATCGCGGTGGCCTTTGGCGTGCCGCCGATGCTGCTGGGGATTCCTGGCGATGCGACCTATGCCAATTACGCCGAGGCGCATCGGGCATTTTATCGGCTGACCGTTTTGCCGCTGGCGAGCAAGGTGGCGGCGGATGTGGCGTGGTGGCTTTCGACGCATCTGGGCGAGCGGGTTTTGCTTAAGCCCGATCTCGATCAGATCCCGGCGCTGGCGGCGGAGCGTGACCAGCAATGGAAGCGTGTGGGCGAGGCGCAATTCTTGAGCGATGCGGAAAAACGCGTGCTGCTGGGGTTGCCGCCTTTGGCCGAGGGTTGAGGGCATGGCGACGGGTGGGTCGCGCTATCTCAAGGAGCCTTTCGCCGTGCATGAGCAGCGCATGGAGGCGACCGAGAGGATTATGGAGCTGCAGTTCGCACAGGTCGATCAACGTCTTAGTCGGATCGAGACGATGATCGAGGGGCTGGAGCGGCGCTTGTGGATGACGGTGTACGGGGTGGTCGCGGTGATCCTGACCCAAGCCGTTCAGGGCGTTCTTGATTTTGCGCCGAAGTAAGGAAAAGCACATGACAACAAATGATTACAGGCTGGAGTTAAAGTTCTGCGCGAGTGAGGCGAGCACTTTACAGGTCAGCGACGGGTCGGTGATCGAGGGCTATGCCAGCCTGTTTGGTCTGCCCGATCAGGGCGGCGATGTCGTCTGCAAAGGGGCTTATAGGCGCGGGCTGGAGCGGCTGAAGGCGCGCGGTGGCAGCGTCAAGATGCTGTGGCAGCATGACCCGGCCCAGCCGATCGGGATCTGGGACGAAATTCAAGAGGATGCGCGCGGGCTTTACGTCAAGGGGCGGTTGCTGCCTGACGTGGCCCGCGCCCGCGAGGCGGCGGCGCTGATCGCGGCGGGGGCGATTGACGGCTTGTCGATCGGTTACCGCACGGTGGCTGCCGAGAAGGACGCAAAAGGCCAGCGGCTGCTTGCGGAACTGGAGCTTTGGGAGGTGTCGCTTGTGACCTTTCCGATGCTTCGCGAGGCGCGTGTGGCGTCCAAGGGAGAGCCCTTGGATGGCACGTTGCGCGATCTGGCTGGGGTGCTTTGCAGCGCCACAGCGGAACTGGCCGCGCGCTGAGCGCCCGGCCCATTGATCGCAATGGAGATGGAGTGAGCATGAAGACCGAGACCAAGGCTCGGGCCGGGACGGGTATGTCCGAAGGCCCGGACCCGGCAACTGAGGTGAAAGCCGCGCTGGCCGGGTTCCTAAAGGAAGTCAAAGGCTTCCAAGAAGAAGTGACTGTAAAAATGCAACAACAAGATGAGCGTTTGACCATGCTGCAGACCAAACATATTACCGCCGGGCGTCCCGCCCTTTCCGCCGCTGCGCTTGACGAGGCACCCCATCAGAAAGCGTTCGCGGCCTATCTGCGTTCGGGTGATGATGATGCGCTGCGTGGCCTGAGCCTTGAGGGCAAGGGGCTGAACACGGCTGTGGCCGCTGAGGGGGGCTATCTGGTCGATCCGCAGACCAGCGAGACGATCCGCGGTGTGCTGACCTCGACCGCTTCGATCCGCATGATCGCCAATGTCGTCAATGTCGAGGCGAGCTCGTTTGATGTGTTGGTCGATCACTCGGAGATGGGCTCGGGTTGGGCCACGGAAACGGCGAACCTGACCGAGACGACGACGAACCAGATCGACCGGATTTCGATTCCGCTCTATGAGTTGGCGGCGATGCCCAAAGCGAGCCAGCGGTTGCTGGATGACAGCGCGTTTGATGTCGAGACGTGGCTGGCGCAGCGGATTGCCGAGAAATTCGCCCGTGCCGAAGCGCAGGCGTTCATTTCGGGCGATGGCGTGGATAAACCCACGGGCTTCCTGACCCATCCGGCTGTGGCCAATGATGCGTGGTTCTGGGGTGGTCTGGGCTATGTTGCGACCGGCGCGGATGGTGATTTTGCCTCGGTGAATCCGGCGGATGCGGTGGTGGATCTGGTTTATGCGCTGGATGCCGAATATCGCGCCAATGCGTCATTCGTGATGAACTCGAAGACGGCAGGCGCAGTACGCAAGATGAAGGATGCCGATGGTCGCTTCTTGTGGTCGGACGGTCTTGCGGCGGGCGAGCCTGCGCGTCTGATGGGCTATCCGGTGCTGATTGCTGAGGACATGCCTGACATCGCGTCGGATGCGGTGGCGGTTGCGTTTGGTGACTTCAACGTGGGTTACACCGTGGCGGAACGTCCTGACCTGCGTGTGCTGCGTGATCCCTTCTCGGCGAAACCGCATGTGCTGTTTTACGCCTCCAAGCGTGTAGGCGGCGATGTGAGCGATTTCGCCGCGATCAAGCTGCTGAAATTCGCCGTTTCCTGAGAGGCGTGACGGGGCTCGGGGGGCGTGAGCCCTCCGGTCCTTGGGCCGGGTGACCGGTTCGGGGCGGGCGCGGGTCTGTCAGCTGCTGCCTAGCTGCTCCCTCCGTTCGAGTGGCGGCGGGGCCTGCGTCCGACATGAAGGGTGGCATCCCGATGGAGTCGGGGTGTCATCTTGTGAATTCCGGAGAGAGTCCATGATGTTAAGAGAAGAGACGGCGGTGGCCGCTAGCGCGCTGCCTTTGGCCGAGTTTCGCGATCACTTGCGGCTGGGCACGGGCTTTGGCGATGTTGGAGCGGAGGATGCGGCCCTTGAGGCGTATTTGCGCGCCGCGATGGCCGCGATTGAGGGGCGCACAGCGAAGGCGTTGCTGGCGCGCGACTTTGTGCTGAGCGTCGAGGCGTGGCGTGAGAGTGCGGTTCAGGCCCTGCCGGTGGCGCCGGTGATTTCGGTTTTTGAGATGCAACTGGTGGATCGGGCCGGGGTGATTACGGTGATCGAGCCTGTGCGCTATCGGCTGGTCGAGGATATGCAACGTCCGCGTTTGGAAGCGTTGGGCGTGAGTTTGCCGACAATCCCCGTGGGTGGCACGGCGCAGATCCGGTTCACGGGCGGGTTCGGTCCGCGTTGGACGGATCTGCCGGTTGATCTGGCGCAGGCGGTCTTTTTGTTAGCGGCGCAATATTTCGAGCTGCGCCATGACAGTGCGGGGGCGGGCAGCGAGATGCCCTTTGGCGTGCTGGCGCTGATCGAGCGTTGGCGCACGGTGCGCATGTTGGGAGGTCGGGGATGAGTATTCCGGTTCTCAACCGCAAGCTAGTGCTGGAGGTGCCTGAGCGGGTGGCCGATGGGGCTGGCGGGTTTGCGCATAGTTGGGTGGCGTTGGGCGAGGTGTGGGCGCAAATGAGCCCCGGCACGGGCGTGGAGCGGGCGGGTGAGTTCGTGACGCTTGCTTCGGTGCCGTGGAAGATCGTCGTGCGCAGCGCGCCCGAGGGTTCGCCGCGCCGCCCCTTACCCGAGCAGCGATTTCGCGACGGGGCGCGGGTGTTTCGCATTTTGGCGGTCGCGGAATACGACCTTACGGGGCATTACCTGACCTGTTTTTCGCGTGAGGAGGTGGTGGCATGAGCTATGCGATTGGGGCCGCCTTACAAAGCGCGGTGTACGAGCGCTTGCAGGGTGATCTTGTGCTGACCGATCTGGTTGGCGCGGCGGTCTATGATGCGGTGCCGGCGGGGACGGTGACGGGGACTTACGTCAGTCTTGGGCCGGAGGATGCGCGCGATGCCTCGGATAAGACCGGGGACGGGGCGGTGCATGATTTCATCGTATCGGTGATCACGGATGAGGCAGGGTTTCAGGCGGCAAAACAGGTGGCCGAGGCGATCTCGGATGCGCTGTTGGGGGCCGATCTGGCGCTGAGCCGTGGCCATATTGTTGGGGTTTGGTTTCTCAAGGCCAAGGCCCGGCGGGTGGATAAAGGCGCGACGCGGCGGATCGATTTGACCTTTCGCGCGCGCGTCGAGGCCTGATCCAGACTTGCACAAAATCAACATTCTGTTGGCGTCTATTCGGCGTTGGCAGGCAATTTCCTTCACTTATCGGAGAATGAGCCATGGCGGCGCAGAACGGCAAGGATCTTTTGATCAAACTCGATATCAACGGCAATCAGACCTTTGAGACCATCGCGGGGCTGCGGGCCACGCGGATCACCTTCAATGCGGAAACGGTCGATGTGACCTCGCTGGAGAGCGAGGGGCGGTGGCGTGAATTGTTGGGGGGCGCGGGGGTGCGCTCGGCTTCGATTTCGGGGTCCGGGGTGTTTAAGGATGCGGGCACGGATGAGCGCGCGCGTCAGATCTTTTTTGACGGCGAGGTCCCCGAGTTTCAGGTTGTGATTCCCGATTTCGGGATCGTGCAGGGCGCGTTCATGATCACCTCGATTGATTATGCGGGCAGCCATGATGGCGAGGCGAGCTATGAAATTGCGTTGGCCTCGGCGGGCGCGCTTGCCTTTACCGCGATCTGAGGGGGGCGAGATGGCGAACCCTTGGGCCGGTGAGGTCGAGATCACGCTGGATGGCGTGGGGCATAGCGCGAAGCTGACGCTGGGCGCGCTGGCCGAGTTAGAGGCCGAGATCGGTGAGAGTGGCGGGATGATTGCGCTGGTCGAGCGTTTCGAGGCGGGGCGGTTTTCCAGTCGCGATGTGTTGGCGCTGATCGTGGCGGGGCTGCGGGGCGGTGGCTGGCAGGGATGCGCGCAGGACTTGCGCAGCGTCGAGATTGGCGGCGGTCCGATGGCGGCGGCGCAGCGCGCGGCGGAACTGCTGGCGCGGGCGTTTGCGGTGCCCGGTGAGGGGGCTGCGTGAGTGTGCGCGACGGGCTGGATTGGGCGGGGCTGATGCGGGTGGGCCTGCATCAGCTTCGGCTGCGCCCGGCGGAGTTTTGGGCGCTTACCCCTGCGGAACTGGCGATCATGTTGGGCGAGAGCGCGAGCGACGTGCGCGCGATGGGGCGGTCACGCTTTGAGGCGCTGCTGGCGCGGTTTCCCGATGGCGCGGATGGATCTGAAAGGAAGAATGGATGATCGAAGTGGATGGTCTTGACGGACTGGGGCAGCAGGCGGCTGATCTTGAAAAGAGCCTGAGCGGTGCGGGCGCGATGGCGGAGGTGTTCAATTCCGAATTGGCTTCGATGCGCGAGAGTTTGATCTTTACCGGGCGCGAGGTGAATACGCTGAGCAATTCGTTCGGGCGGACGCTGAAAAGTGCGTTTGACGGTGTCGTGTTTGACGGGATGAAGCTGTCGGATGCGTTGACGCAGGTGGCCCAAAGCATGGCGGACAGCGTTTACAACGTGGCGATGAAGCCGGTGCAATCGGCGGTCGGCGGCGCGCTGGCCAACGGGATGAATTCGGCGCTGAGCGGGATGTTTGCATTCGCCGATGGCGGGGCGTTTAGCCAAGGTCGGGTGATGCCGTTTGCCAAGGGTGGCGTGGTGAGCAGCCCCGCGACATTCCCGATGCGCGGTGCCACGGGGCTGATGGGCGAGGCGGGCCCTGAGGCGATTATGCCGCTGACACGAGGGGCCGACGGGCGACTGGGTGTGGCCTCGCAGGGGGGCAGTTCGGTCAATGTGGTGATGAATGTGAGCACGCCCGATGTGGCAGGGTTTTCGCGCAGTTCGACGCAGATTGCCGCGCAGGTGAACCGTGCGCTGGCGCGTGGCGAACGCAACCGGTGAGGGACGACAGATGGCATTTCACGACATTCGATTTCCCGCAAACCTGAGCTTTGGTTCGGTTGGCGGGCCAGAGCGGCGCACCGAGATCGTGACGCTGAGCAACGGGTTTGAAGAACGCAACTCGCCTTGGGCGCATTCGCGGCGGCGTTATGATGCGGGGGTTGGGTTGCGCTCGCTTGATGATGTGGCGCGTTTGCTAGCGTTTTTCGAGGCGCGGGGCGGGCAGCTGCACGGGTTTCGCTGGAAGGATTGGGGCGATTTCAAGAGCTGTGCGCCCTCGCGCAATGTGGATTACGAGGATCAACTGATCGGGCATGGCGACGGGGTGACGCGGGTGTTTCAGCTGAGCAAGACCTATAGGTCGGGCGGGGTGGATTACACGCGCCCGATCCTCAAGCCGGTGGCAGGCACGGTGAAAGCCGGAGTGCAGGGCGCGTATCAGGCGGAAGCGGTGGATTGGGAGGTAGATACGGCCACCGGGCTGGTGACGTTTTATGATGCGCCCGGTGAGGGTGCGCCGATTACGGCGGGGTTCGAGTTTGATGTGCCTGTGCGTTTTGATGCGGATGCGATCTCGGTTTCAATCCAGTCGTTTCAGGCGGGTGAGATGCCACAGGTTCCGATTGTGGAGGTGCGTATCTGATGGCGTTTTCTGAAGAGTTAAAGGGGCATTTGGCCAGTGGGGCTACAACGATTGCGCGGGCCTGGGCGGTGACGTGTGATGATGGCACGGTGCTGGGCTTTACAGATCATGATGTGGCGTTTTCCTTTGAGGGCATCCGTTTTGAGCCTGATAGCGGGATGACGGCCAAGGCGATTGCGCAGGGCACGGGCTTGTCGGTGGACAATAGCGAGGCGTATGGCGCGCTGAGTTCGGAAGCGATCTCGGAGGCGGACATTCTGGCGGGGCGCTATGACGGGGCCGAACTGCGCGCCTGGATCGTGAACTGGGCGGATGTGAGCGAGCGGGCGTTGTTGTTTCGCGGCTCGATGGGGGAAATCTCGCGCCAAGAGGGAGCGTTCACTGCAGAGCTACGCGGCCTGGCCGAGGCGCTGAATGTCGAACGCGGGCGGGTCTATCATCCGCGCTGTGCGGCGGTGTTGGGCGACGGGCAATGCAAGTTCCAACTGGAGCGGCTGGGTTACAGTTTCGAGGGGGCGATTGCGTCGCTGAGGGATGGCGTGATGTTCACTTTCGAGGCGGTCGCGGGGTTTGAGGCGCGTTGGTTCGAGAAGGGGCGATTTCGGGTTTTGACGGGAGCGTCTGCGGGCTTGGTCGGGCTTGTGAAGAACGATCACTCGCTTGCCGGCGATGTGCGCGAGATCGAGCTGTGGCAGCGCATCGGGGCTGGCATCGCGGTCGGGGATCGGGTGCGTGTTGAAGCCGGTTGTGACAAGCGCGCGGGCACCTGTCGCGACAAATTCGCGAACTTCCTGAACTTTCGCGGCTTTCCCCATATTCCCGGCGAGGATTGGCTTGTGTCTTATCCGGTGCAGGGCGGGGCCAATGATGGCGGGAGCCTGTTCAAGTGAGCGATGATCCGGGCGCGCGCGTCGTTACGATTGCGCGGGACTGGATTGGCACGCCGTATCTGCATCAGGCGTCGCGACGTGGGGTTGGCTGCGATTGTCTGGGTCTTTTGCGCGGCGTTTGGCGCACGCTATATGGGGCCGAGCCAGCGGCCTTGCCGCCCTATAGTGGCGATTGGGGCGAGCCTGCGGGCGATGAGCTGTTGTGGCGCGCGATGGCGCTGTATTTCGTGCCTGCGCAGGGCGAAAACCTGGGCGATGTCGCGCTGTTTCGGATGCGGGCCAATGGTGTGGCAAAACATCTGGGCATTGTCTCGGGGCTCGCTGAGCAGGGCGCATTTATCCATGCCTATACCGGTCACGGCGTTGTCGAGAGTGCGCTGACGCGTCCTTGGCGGCGTCGCATCGTGGCGCGGTTTCAATTTCCATAA